CGCCATAGCGATGCGCTGCTGATGTTTTTGTTGCGCGGCCGGGCGCCGGAGAAATATGCCAAACCTGATACTGTAGTTCAACATGCAACTGGCGCTCCCGCCCTTCCAAAACCCGCCCTCGAACCCGAACAGCTTACAGGACTATCGCTCGACGACCTCGGCCGCCTCTATCGCGCGAAGGTTGATGCGACTAGATCAGACGACAAATAGTCTCGATCTGCGGGAAATAGAGCTTGAGATATGCAAACAAGATGTCGTTCATTTTTTGAATACATGGGTGTGGACGTTTGACCCGCGGCGCGTGGACGTAAAAGGTAGTGGCGGCGCCTATACGCCATTCGATCTGTTCGAGCGGCAAGCGGAATTATGCCGCTTCCTGGATGACCGGGTCAGCAACCAGGAAGACGGGCTGGTCGAGAAAAGCCGCGATATCGGCTATACATGGGTGACGGGCGGCTACGCGACGCACAGATGGCTGTTCATGCCGGGTTTCAACGCCACTTTCGCCAGCCGCATCACCGATCAAGTCGACAAAATCGGCAACATCCACACGATTCTTGAAAAAATACGGATGTTGATAACCTACTTGCCAGCTTGGATGCTGCCGCGCGGTTTTAATCCGAGCAGGCACCTTGCCTATATGCGCCTGATCAATCCCGAGAACGGAAATCTGATTGCGGGCGAAGGGGGCAAAAACCTCGGACGTGGTGGCCGGTCCTCCATGTTTTTTATAGACGAGGCGGCTTTTCTTGAGAACGGCGACGCTGTGGACGCCGCGACCTCGGGCAATTCCGATGTACGTATCTGGGGATCGACGGTCAACGGCCTCGGCAACACGTTTGCCCGGAAGCGGCACGGCGGTTCACTGCGGCCCGATCAGATTTTCCGCTTTCACTACACTGACGATCCGCGCAAAACGTCGGAATGGGCACAGAAAAAGCGTCAAAGCTTCGACCTACCGCATATTTGGGCTTCCGAATACGATATCGATTACTCGGCATCGGTCGAAGGCATCGCCATTCCGGCCAAATGGGTGCAGGCAGCTTTCGATCTGCCTAAGCATTTTAAGGTCGAGCCAGCGCGGCGGGGCATCGTGGGGGCCGACGTAGGCGCAGGTAAAGCCAAATCCGTGGCCATCGGCCGGTTCGGCCCGGTCGTAGTGCCGCCATCCTTTTGGCTCCAGCCGGATACGACCGAAACCGCTCACCGCATCGTGGAGTATACCACGAAGCTTTTGCTTATACGGTCGGACGGCTACGAGTGCCAAGCCTACGCGCTGAATTACGATAATGTGGGCGTCGGTCGCGGTGTGCAATCGACGATTACGCATTCGCAGCATCTCCTCCACACGGTGGCGCGCGGGGTGAATACGGGCCAAGAGCCTACCGACACGCTATGGCCGGACGGCGAAAGCAGCAAAGAGAAATTTGTTAATCTAAAAGCCGAGATTTGGTGGAAAATGCGCGCGGACTGCAAAGCGTCTTACGAAAAGATGCTTTTCGCGACCAAAGCCGAAGGTGGCGTAGATCACCCGCTCAGCGACTGCATCGCGTTTCCCGATGAAAGCAATCCCGGCATGATGCAGCTCAAGCAAGAGCTCTCGTTGCCGAAATATATTCGTACCGAGAAGGGCAAGATTATGATCGAGCCCAAGGATCGGCTGGCTCAGCGCGGTATCGCGAGCACTGATTTCGCGGACGGCCTCGGTCTTACGTATGCCGATGGATCAACTTTAGATGTGTGGGAGCGATTAGGTGCGGCGGCGTAGAAAGCATAGGTTGCGCTTGTCGACCGTCGATGCCATGCGCAATGAGAATGCCATCTTTGTTGACACACATAAGAGCTTATTCGCTGCCGACGCCATCCCGAGCCAAGTAGCCGACGCCATCCTGCGCGATCAGTTCAGCGATCGCCAAAGCGTTCACGACAATTACGTCAATCCAGTGCTAAAGCTCGGCCTTGGCACTGACAACGCCATGACGGCATCGGGCTATAGTTTCAACCCGATCACGCGCAACCGCCTGTTGCTGGAGTGGATTCACCGCGGCTCGTGGCTCGGCGGCATGGCCGTCGATATCATCGCCGATGATATGACGCGCGGCGGCATCGAGATTAAAGCCAACCTCAAGCCGAATCAAATCGAGCGCCTTTATGAGGTGCAGCGTTCCACGGACGTGTGGGGCGGCATCAATGAGGCGTTAAAATGGGGGCGGCTGTACGGCGGTGCGCTCGGCGTTTACCTTGTCGACGGTCAGAACCCGAAATCACCCTTGCGAATGGATGCAGTCGGCAAAGGCCAGTTCAAAGGCATTGCCGCGATTGATCGCTGGTCGCTCGAGCCGCTGCTGACTGACCTTGTGACAGCTTTCGGTCCGGATGTCGGCATGCCGCGCTATTATCGCGTGAGCACTGATTCGGCCGTCTATCCGGGCAAAATCCTGCACTATAGCCGCGTGTTCCGGGCGCTGGGCGTTAAACTGCCCTATCGCCAAGCGATTATGGAGCAGCTGTGGGGCCTGTCTGTTGTCGAGCGCATTTACGACCGCATGACCTCTTTCGATGCGGCGACAGCCGGTGTGTCGCAGCTCATCCACAAGATGTTCCTGCGCACCTACAAAATTCAAGGATTGCGTGAGCTTGCCGGCAGCAATATCGCGGCGATGCAAGGCCTGCAGCGCTATGTCGAATTCATGCGTTTGTTGCAATCGAATGAGGGTATAACCCTTATCGATGCGAAAGACGACATTGCGGCCGTGCAGCAGACAGTAAGCAGTGGTGTGCCTGAGGTGCTCATGCAGCTCGGCCAACAGCTGTCCGGCGCTCTGCAAATCCCGCTGGTGCGGCTATTCGGACAATCGCCTGGAGGCTTGTCGAGCAGCGGTGAGAGTGATCTGCGCACTTATTATGACGGCATCCGGCGCCAGCAAGTCGCGCAGCTTCGGCCGGCCATTGTTACAACGCTACAGCTCACGGCGTTGAGTGAGGGCATCAAGCTGCCGGAAGGCTGGTCCTTCGAGTTCAATTCGCTCTGGCAAATGAGCGAAGAGCAGCGGGCGACGAACGGCAAGGCAATTACCGAGACGGTGCTGTCCGCGGAGACGGCGGGCGTCGTCGACCGGGCGACGGCGCTGCGCGAATTGCGGTCGAAGCAAGTGGCGACAGGATTGTGGTCGCATATCACTGACGAGATGATCGAAGAGGCTGAAAACGATCCGGTGCCCTCGATGGAAGAGGCAATGGCGGGTATGGGCGGCGCACTGCGGCAGCGTAAAGCTTTACCGGCCCCCACAGCCGTCGGACAGGCCGCGAGCAAGCCCGCAAAACAACCTGCGGCCCAAGCTGGCGAAAGCAAGCCTAAAGTGACTGATTCGATCGTATTCCTTCGCCGCGCTTAGGTGCCCGATGCGCTTTCTAGATTGGGAAGAGCACGAACACCCGCGCGACCCTGACGGGAAATTCACGGAAGGTGCATCCGGCGTAAAGTACGATCCGGCGCCGGTGGAGACCGCGCTGGCCTCATTAAAAAGCGTGAGCTCTTCGGGTGAAAAATCGAGGTTCACGCCCGAAATAATCGAGGCAGTAGCTGCGTACACCGCCGTATTTAAACGGCCAGACGGGAAAGAGCTGAATATCGGCGAATTTCCGGCTTGGATCGTCAAATCTAAACGTCGTGGAGGTCCATGCGCGTTGATGTTTGACTTCGGCCAATTTAAAGGCGGGGAAGTCGTCCTCACGCAAAATAAGCGATTAACCCGCTATCCTATCTAAGGCATTCGCCGCATCCTTTGGGGTGCGGCGTTTTGTCTCATACTTACCCTAGATAGAAAATGTTAACCTTTGGCCATCGTGAGTTTAAAAGGAGGTTAACATGTTGAAAGGATTGACGATTAGCACTGACGATCTCGGGCCGCTCGGTTCCGGAATGGCCGAGGATATTTATTGGGCGCTGTGGGATGCGCCGGCGATTACGCTTTTTTCCACACCTGCGACGACCATGCGGACGACCGACGCATTGAGCGTGCGCGGTGAGTGGGAAGAAAACAAGCATCCACGCGATCCTATCGGGCGATTCACATCGGGCGGTAAAGGTGTGACTACGTCTAAAAGTCGGGGGGGGGCGGCTTTTAAGCCCGATGACTATTTGGAGGCTAAACGAATCGAACCGGTTAACTCCGTAACTGATCCGAAAAAACTTGAAGGATTGATTGAGCGTTTTCGTGAAGACGGTTGGAATGGGCGGCCTATTTTGGTTATAAAGGGGCACCATAACGGTGTGCAGGCGCTGACAGGTTCACACCGTATTTATGCCGCAAAAAAGGCCGGGATTGAGGTTCCGGTCGTAGAAGTTAACCCGGAGATCCTCTACCACACCGATGAAGAAGGCCGCTCTATTGATGACCTTATCAGATACGAGGATTCTGCGTTGGTGCATTTCCTGCGCGAATTCGGCGACGAGAAAGCTGCCGAATTAGTCGAGATCGAAATAGAGGAAGACGGGAAGGGGCCTTTTTATAATCGTGATTCTTGGAAGGAACACGAGCACCCACGCGATCCTGCAGGGAAGTTTTCTTCGGGCGGCGGTTCAGGCGGTAAGAAAGCCAAGCCGGAAGCTAAAAAGAAAGCTAAAGCAAAAAAGGCCGATCCGGTGGAGACGGCACTGTCGTCTCTGAAAGCTGCTGGCGCCAAAACAAAAAGCGCTACGCCTAAATACGATCCCGAACCTGTTGAAACAGCGCTTAAATCGCTGAAGAACAGCAAGGTCATGAAATCCGTAGCGCGCAGTGTGGCCAAGACTGAAGCTTTGCGCGAGAAGACCGCTGCGGAGCAAAAGAAGGCTGCAAGCGCCGCGAAGAAAGAGATGCACGC